TGGGTGGTCTGGGTACTATCCTGTTGCTCATGCTGGAGGAGGTAATCTCGATAAAAGGATGGTGGAACGATGGATCAAAGACGTTCTGGCCACCCCCGCCGACAAGATCATGCATAACGCAGCCTATGACGCCGGGTGGCTGGGTGCAAGTGGATTCACAATCAATGGCCGAATCATGGACACCATGCTCGCGGCCCCTCTCCTCGACGAGAACCGATTCAGTTTCAGCCTCAACGCGCTTGGCTTCGACTACCTCCAAGAAATCAAGAGTGAGCAGGGCCTCAAGCAGGCCGCAGCCGATTTCGGTGTCCATCCTAAAAAGGAGCTCTGGAAGCTCCCTGCGATGTACGTCGGTGAATACGCGGAGCAAGACGCGGCGCTGACCCTCAAGCTCTGGCAGCATTTCAAGATCAAGATGCGCCAGGACGAGGTCGAATCCATCTTTGGTGTCGAGACCGATGTGTTCCCTGTGCTGCTGGAGATGACCCGCAAGGGCATCCGCTTTGACAGAGAGAAGTGCGGCCTGATGATTGACCGCATGAAGGTGCGCGAGCACCAGTTGCTCAAAGAGATGAAAGAGCAAGCCGGTGTCAAGATTGACATCTGGGCTGCGCAGTCCATTGCCAACGCCTTCGACCGCCTGGGCATCCAGTACAGTAAGACAGAGAACGGCCTGCCGAGCTTCACCAAGCAGTTCCTCGACAACCACGAACACCCGCTGGCCAAGATGATCATCGAGGCACGCGAGACCAACAAAACGCACAGCACCTTCCTGCAGCCGTACATGGACTTCAGTGCCAAGACAGGGCGCATCCACCCACACGTCAACCAGATGCGCTCTGATGACGGCGGCACGGTCACAGGACGCTTGTCCATGGCCAACCCCAATTTGCAGCAGGTGCCTGCCCGGCACGAGATCATTGGCCCGATGGTGCGTGGCCTGTTCCTGCCGGAGCAGGGGCACATGTGGGCATCAAATGACTTCTCGTCCCAAGAACCGCGGCTCCTGGTGCACTACGCAAGCCTCCTGGGCCTGCCCGGGGCCGACACCATGGTCGACGCCTACAACAACGATCCCAACACCGACTTCCACCAAATGGTCGCGGACATGGCCGGGATCAAACGCAAGGCAGCCAAGACGATCGGCCTGGGCCTGATGTACGGCATGGGCAAGAACAAGCTCGCTGCGCAGCTGGACCTGTCGGCGCACGAAGCAGACGAGCTGATCACACGCTTCCACCACAACGTCCCGTTCCTCAAGGGCACCGTGAACGCGGTGATGAAACGCATTGACCACCCAGCCGCTGGCGGGTCCATCCGAACAGGCTGTGATTGAATACGGCTCCAGGATCAAGCGCGCAGGCACCTACAAGGGGCTCAATCGTTTAATCCAGGGGTCTGCCGCAGACCAGACCAAAGCGGCCATGGTGGCCTTGAAAAAGGCAGGCTTCGATCCTATCCTCCAAGTGCACGATGAGCTGGCCCTGTCCGTGCGCACCAAGGACGAAGCAATCCAGGCTGCTCAGATCATGGCGAACTGCGTCAAGATGGAAGTGCCCAACCGGTGTGACGTGGAAGTTGGCCCGAGCTGGGGCGAGGCAAAATAAAAAGGGCCCCTCGGGGCCCTTTTTAACGAAACCAACTCTTGACCTTCTGCCATATCGTGGCCGGAGGTTTTTGGTCTTCGAACAGGTCGAGCTGCTGCAGGTGGAAAAGGTATTCCCCCTTCCCGCGCCCGGGCAGCAATACCGAAACCACTTGGTTGTTGGACGCCAAGAACAAGGCCGCGCGACGGACAACAGAAGACGGCAGCCCCGTCCACTGTGCCAGCTCCGAGGTCTTGCCCTTGTAGTCGTGCGCGCGCAGAGCAGCGAGGACCCTGGCCCGCGCTTCTTCAGGCTTGATGCGTGTGGTGTTCATCAAAACACTCCAAACCAGATGCCCGTACCGTGCACACAGCCTACGGGGAAAAAGATGGCCCCGACCAGCAGTAGTATCCATTTGGACGCTGCAATAGAGACGACGACATGTGTGAGCCAGGCCGCAGCCACCCAGACAACCAACAGTAGGCCTACAACGGAATCGTTCATCGTACATTCCCCTCAAGGCGCTCGGCCACCAGGGTGGCGTAGCCAGCAATGTCGACCCAGTGGTCCACCTTGTCAGGGTTGCCATTGATGATGCGGCCCATTTTATGAATGATCATGTCGATCGCCTCGCGCTGATCAAAAGCCAAAGGTGTCTGGCGCTGCTCGATGTAGTTGTGCACCAAGCGCTTGAGCATTTGCATGATCTCCGCGCCTTCAATGAACTTGCCGTAGTCCTTGGCCCGCGAATCGAGGACCTGGTCCACGTTCGTCTCATCGGGCTCCATGGTGATCTCTGGATTGACAATTGGACGGGAGACCTCTGGCACAGGCAACACCCCAGGCGGCAGCCAACCTTGCGCTGCAAGGTCCTGCTCCTTAGCCTGCTTGCGCAGCCTGTAGGCGTGCGACATGGCCATGTTGTATTTCCCAGCTACCTCTGCGACAGGGGCATTGGGGTGCTTGCGAAAGTGTTCCATCACCTTCAGTGTTCTCTTTGCGTATGGCTTTGCCATGGGGCTCTCCTTAAAAAAGTGCTTCTTCAACGTCCGAAATTGGACTGGGCTCAGTGGCCTTGGGTTGCTTGGGGAACCTCTTTGGGTCCAGCCGCTCAAAGGGCCACCAAGCCTTGAGCTCCTCTTGTGATAGTGGTGCCGCGCCTTCAGGCGCTGACGTTTTCTTCTTTTGCATGCTTGCCTTGAATGATGGTCCGTGCTTGTTTGTTTTTGACAATCTTCTCAACGAAGTCCATTGCCTTTTCCAACTCGGATACAGTACAGGCATCGAGCTGTGCGTCATGGATCTCCATGGCCAAGTTGAAAGAGGTGAGCTCGGGTCCGCGCAAAATAAACTTGCCAGTCTCCACGCCCCGGCGTCCCACAGCCAGGAGCGCGTCTTGCGCGGCCCGAATCTCATCCTTCCAGTCATCCCCAATGCGCATCAAAGCCAAGGCCTCTGTGATGTTGAATGCGCTGATGAGAACGTCAATGTCGTCTTTTGTGCCTTGGCCCATGCGCACGTTTTCCAACGACGCATGGTTCTTGATCTTGAGTGTGGTGCCAGCGCTGATCGCGCCCACCACCTTCATTCCCGACAGCACATGGTTCATGGTGTCGTAGATCAAGCCCCGCGGACGGTACTTACTTCGCTTTCTCATCCTCTTCCTCTTCTCTCACGATGTCGTCATAGTTCTTTTTTATATCCAGAACGCCCGCGAACAACTCGTTGATGATCTCTTTCAAGCGATCCTGCCTCTCGCGCCGCGTATCGCGCCAGAAGGTTGTGGACATGGAGAACATGCCCATGCGAACCAGGATGTCGACTGTTGGGCCGTCATCGTTTTCATCGAGCTCGGGGTCGTATTCCAGCTCCTGGCTGCGCACCATAAACACAATGCGGTCGTACAGGTCAGAGGCTGTCTGGGCCAGGTACTCGTTGCGCTCCCGGCGGATGTCGTTGAGCTCGAAGGGCGGTATCACCACTTCGGCCTGTGCGCCGAGCTCGTTGATGATGACGTAGACGTCGTGTTCAATCTTCTGCATGACGTTTCTTCCTTTCATTGATTTCCCGATCTACTCTAGTCATGACGAATCTGGCGATAACAACAGGCTCGTCCACGGTGCCGTAGATGTCTTCGTACGTGACCACCGAACCGCGCTTCGCGGCTTCAGCAATCAGCTTCCTAGCCATCTCGGGCGGCACCATCTGATCGCGCAGCTCGTAGTGCCCCACGTTGCCCTGGGAGCAACCCAACATGTCCGCAAACTGCTGCTGGGTTAGGCCCATACAGAGGCGGATTCTTTTAATCCCGTTTTCCATTTTCTACTCCTGTTACTCTTGATTTTTTGGCTTTGTTGATGTCGACAAACTTCTTGTTGGTGCTTTTCAGGACAAAGAAGAACTGGCTGTCGCGTTTGATCTCGTCAACCACTTCGCCTTCGCTTGAGATCAGCACCCAATGGTTCTCGCCCCACTCTTTCCATTTCATTTTCTTGCCTTTCCAAGCTCGTGCTTGTTCAAGGTTGGCTTGACACCGGGGTGCGCGCGGCTGTGGACGCTGAACTGCTTGTAGGCAATCAGGTTTTCCTCCTTGGTCAGGTTCTCGTACACCTGCTGCTTCTTCGGCCTGAAGTACAAGTCGTTGGCAAAGATGCTGGGCTGGCGATTGTGCGCCCAGTGAAAGGGCGATTCAAGGTGGCATTTACATTTCATTTTTTTCTTTCAAATATTTTTCGATGCTCCGGGCAAAGTCATCCTCGTTGAAGTACGGCGATGTCCTAAGCCACAGGCGGGAGATGACCTCGTCCGTCAGTCCAATCCATTCCTTCTTGGTTACCGTTGCGTGGACCGCGGCTTTGCGCATGGCCGCTTCCCGCTCGATGCGGTTGAATTCATCGTCTTCTGTGTTCATGATTTCTCCTTGAGTTCCGTGAGCTTTTCTTTGGCAGCTGCGATCAGGTGGTCATGGATCACAGGGTCTTTTTCTTTTAGTTTTTTCATAAACTCCCCCAGCCATGTTTCATCAGTAGGCAGGTCTTTTACCAGCTCCATCAATTCTTTGCGGGTTGTCATTCGATTACCTCCACGCGCACTTTGACGCGGACTACTTCTGTGCTCACACTTATGTTGTGTGGGTTCCTGTTTTTTGAGTCTGCAATCCTCAGGGCTTCTTCCACTGCGTCAAGCCTTGTTGGATACAGATACGGGATGTTGTAAGAGTTTTGGTAAAGGCTGCGGCCCCTGAGCTTGATGGCCCATGCCTTGAGGTCTTTTTTCATTTTCTCTCCTCCATACCGTAAAACCAATCGTCGCCCGCGGACCATTTGCGCGAACCGTCGACAGTGTAAAAATCCTTCGCCGCCTGGAAATCAGGGAACTTCACCTCCGCAGGGATCAGGCTTTGGTCGTACCAAAGGCAACGGTTGTTGGGTTGCGATGCAAACTGACCGTTTTCCAGGCGGATGAAGTTGAAGCTCTTGTGCTCCTCAGCCTGCTCCGTGAACCCCGTGTCAACGTCCATACCGTCCGCACAGAAGTCCACAGTGAACAGATAGCGCCCGTGGTGCCACTTCTTGTCCTTGCCCAAGAACTTCACGCCCAGGTTGCGCAGGCCGATCTTCTCGAGGACCGTGAAGCGGTAGCCCATGCAGTCCCACAGTTGCAGGGTGTCGATGGGCAGGTCTCCGTGGCTGTGTGTCCACACATAGGCATGCAAGGGCAGTTTGTCGTACAGCGCGCCGTAGTTGGGCAGGAGTGATTCAATCCTGAACACCTGACCGCGCAGCGCCTTGATGCTGACCCAGACAGCAGGCTCCAACTCGCCAAAGCCCTTGGTGAAGTTGTACAGGAACTCACGGCGCACGAAGCACTTAAGTGGCGGCAGAGATGCGATGATGTAGCTCATGACTGCTTCTCCAAAACAATCTTCTCCAGCTTCTCCACGGCGATGCACAGGTCCTCGTGCAGGTAATCGGGCAGCGGGGTCCTGGTGCTGAATGCCCACGACTCCATTGCGGACAGCAACTTGATCAGTTTGATGGCGTCTTCTTTGGTCATTTGATTACCCTCATGAACGCGCCGCACCGGGCGCATTTGTAGATCAGTTTGTCTGGGACTTCTTCCCAGCGGTGTTTACAGGTCGTCATCGTCATCCTCCATGTGTTCTTGCAGCAGTTGCGCCTTGGCGATCTCAAGGCATCCGATAGCCGTTGCCACCATCAGCGTCTCGTCGTACTTGTGTACCACCTCCAGCAGCTCATCCACCAGCTTCTGGGACAGCGATCCTCGGTAGTCGTAGGTCATGTGTTGCGCTCCTTTAACTTGGCTTCGATGGCGTTGATGGCGGTTTCGTTTTTGTCAAACTGCTGTATTGTGAGATGCCATGTTGTACAGTTCTCCAACGCATCCAGCGCCAGCTTCAATGCTTCGTCATTAGCCGTAGGTGCTGCCCTCTCATCAGCACGAACAAGGGCAACAAGGCGCTCAAGTTCAGGCGAAACGTATGTCACGCCCTCAAAGGACATTAAGGGGTATCCCGCTTCTTTGCAAAGCTCTATTGTTGTTTTCATACACCCTCCGCATCTAAAAAATCTTCCTGAGACTGCGCACTCATCTCAGCAAAGGTCTCAA